TATAAGCCTCAATTGGATTATAGTCTTCTATAGCCGTGTCGATAAATGGGCGGGCGGGAACATCTGTCACCGTCCCATCGTTACGCTCTATTTGATACCCTTCATGGACAAGAGCGGCATGATCAGCCGTGTAACCGATTACTTTATAGGTATCCGATACATCTTCAATAAATTGGCTATTTTTTAGCTCACCTGTATCTACAATGTCCCGGGGTGAGCCAACTACACCGCCATTTTTTCGTACAGTCTCCCGTGGCCAGTTCCATTTAGTATCTTTTATCTGAAAGTTAATCTCTTGGGCAAATTCGCCCACCATCTCATTAAAAGACTCAATGGCTAATTGTCTTCCTAGATTCCAGTTAATCATTAAAAAATAGCTGTAAGTTATCCTTACAGCTATTATAGCAACTTTAGACTAACCGATTACGGATAGTCAACTCTTATGTCTCGTGGTGAGATATTAATTTGTCTTAAAGACTCAAACAAAAATAACTCATCGTTAATACGTTCTGTGGTTTGTTTACCAATAGTTTCTATGCCTTGAGTTAAAGAATCCGAAAAAGTCTTACAGTCTTGCGTGTAAGTTTTTTGAATAAACCACTGCCCGCAATTGCAGTCTTTCTCGTCTATTATGTATTTTACCTGAAAAGATATATATTTTAAGCCATGATAATTAATATCTGCCGAAAAACTTGAGTAACTTTTCCAAAACTTACACTCTCTTTTACTTGGACTAAGAACGTTTAAAACTTGGTCTTGAAACTCTTGAAATGACAGCATGATACTCCTGTTGATTTATTGACAATCCTAATAAAACTAAAACTTTAGTTGAATATTTCGCTCAATTTGAAGGCATATCAAAACAAAAGATTTGGCGTGTGCGTACTGCCAACTTTGAACATATTCTCTGTTTTCACTTAATAACCCAACTGACCAACTTTGATACTGGCAAGAAAAGGAAATTATTATTCGACTGTCTGTAATGTTTGCAAGATACTCTTCTCCTATAAGAGTATCTTTATGTTGCTCAAATATCCAATTACAATGAGGAAACTTTTGCGTAACTACAGATTGAAACTCTTGAAATGATAGCATAATTACTCCCGTTGATTCGTTGCTGACAACTGATAACTGATAACTGATAACTGACTAATTGTCGCAGGCAACCCGAAAACCGTAGTCGAAGAGCGTTGTTAGATAAGGGATGATCCTGTCACGATTCGCACTGCGACAGATCTTCGGATCGTAGTACCAAGAACCGCCGCGCAGACAACTATCTTCGCACCACTCCCAAACATTACCACTCATGTCATAAAGCCCCCAAGCATTGGGCTTTTTCTGTCCTACGGGATGAGTTGTGTCATTAGAATTTCCCTCATACCAAGCGTAATCTCCTAACTGATTGACATCATCACCAAAATAATAGCGAGTAGTTGTCCCGGCACGACAAGCATATTCCCATTCTGAATTTGTAGGAAGACGATAATTTTTCCCTGTTAGCTGACTCAATTTCTGACAAAAAGCTATAGCGTCGTCATAACTGATTTGTTCCACTGGATTTTGGGGATTGTTTTTAAAGTGAGAAGGATTGGTTCCCATTACCGCTTGATATTGTTCCTGAGTTATTGGATATTTCCCAATAGCAAAACTGTTGACTTGAACTTGGTGTGAAGGCTTTTGATGATTTTGAACATCGGGATCACTATCAGGAGAGCCTACGAGAAACTTACCTGCTGGTAAGCTCACCATTTCTAATGCGACTTGATTAGGTAGTTTTTCGGTCATCGTGAACTCCTTACTCTTAAATGTTTTGTGTTCTAACCCCGCAAGTTTAGCTAACTCAACCAGATCATCTGTATCTGCATTAGCAAGACGCAGGTATAGTTCTTCAACTTCTCGAATAAAATCTGCATCACTCATTTTGTTAGTCCTAAATAGTTGATGATGATAATCGATAACTGATAACTAAAGTATCACTTTATTAACTGTTAACAAACTGTTTATCTAGAAACTGTTTATCTAGATCGGCAAGCTGTTTATCTAGCTCTGCCCGCTTGTCGAGCAAAACATCATAGACTAATAACCATTTTTCGTCAGCTTTTCGTAAATCAATTAGCTGACACTGCACACGGAATAGCTGAGTTAAAACATTATGGTATGCGATTCGCTTTTGGTGCGCTTTAAGGTGTTCTAGATCAGATAGCTTGGCTTGAAAAATCGCAATTTGAGATTTTAAGTAGTCTATTTCAGACTGTAAGTCAGCAAGTTGAGAATCAATTTTGTTGATGGTAGCAGTAGTCATAATCGTGAACTCCTTTGTGTGTTTTGGTATATACCCAATATAACAGGGATATGTTTGTATGTCAAGTGTTTTTTTGTTTTTTTTTCAACCGATAACGACGACATCTTTCGGCGTTAGTCATTGAATCAGGGTGGGGAGGTTTTCCTGCCGGATTGCCAGTAAAATGATGATTGCAATCCTTGCATCGGTATCTCTGTTTTCCTGACACAGAGAACCCTTTTTTAGAGATTCTCTGTGATTGACATTTGGGACAATTAAAGAACTCCATAATCTCCTAGTGTAAACATAGCCTCTATGTCTCCTTTTTTTGCTTTTGCTTTTGCTTCTGCTATTGCTTGACGATCTTCCTCGTTCTGTTTTCTTGTTTTGTCATCCATTTTGCGATAGGCTTTTTCGGCTTCTTTGAAACTTTTAAAAACTGAAACGCTACCCCATACTTTGGTCTGATAGCAATCTTGGAATAAACCAGATTGTAAATCTTTTTTAATTTTAAAGATAATTCTCTCGAAAATGGTGTCGGTAACAGCACCTTCAAAACCGACTACATAAAAAGATTTTCCATTAACAGATAAATGTGCTATACAAGCGGCGCGCCCAGTATTGACACAGCCTAACGATTCTGCTCCTACCACATAACTTAGGTGGCGAGATAACTTGTGTTGTAAAGACTGTTCTTTACTGGTCGCTTGTTTTTTGACAGTCTTAACTTGATTGACTGTGACATTGTATGTCTGTAGTTTTTTCATATATTTTTCTGACCAAGCCTTAGCCGCTTCATAGCTACGGCGGTAAGATACTTTATCATCAGGAAAATAGCAAAACCATTTATCTTTATCGACACCAATACCTTTTTTGATTTCAACTTTTTCTGCTACTGCAACGTAGTGACCAGGTGCTTGTCTGTTAAATTTCATCGTAACCTCTTTTGTGTTTGTTGGCATATAACCAATATAACAGGGATATGTTTTCGTGTCAAGTAGTTTGTCAAACTTTTTTATTATCTTTTTGTAGTTCGTAGATTTACCTATGGTTACACTGATCTAATGTCCAAAAATCTCGGAAAATCAAGCCAATAAAGTAATCACACACTTTTTGACGGATGACAACTGATAACTAATAACTGATTACAGCTTCGGATATTTGTCCAGCACTGTTTGTGCTTTCTGATTTAAAGATTGAGTTATTTGCTCAATCTCTTCGTAGAAAATTTGAGCCTTTTTAATTTTAGGAATTTGTGTTGTTTCGATTGGTTGTTTATCGTTAGACATGACTTGTTACCTCTTGTGTTTTGGTTACTTTCTATTGTGGATCGTTCTCCCAGAAATGTCAACTATCTGGGAGAATCTTTTTTGAACAAGTGTACTACTGATAACTGATAACTAGAAACTAACTAATCTCTATGTCGTTAGCGTCAGCAAAGTCATAGATGTCCATGTACCAGTCTTCCCATTCATCAGGGTCAGACAAATTGACTTTATCGACTGACCACCGTCTCGAAAAATATAGTCCTGCTTTCCACTTATCAGGGTATGGATGCTTTGCTTTTTCGGTATCGTTGGGAGTAAGAATAAACTGGAGAATGTCTTTTCCCCATTTACCTTTTTTGATATTGTAAAAACAGGATAAGGCATCAATTAAGTCGTTGCACTCTTGCTGGTAGTCAGCAAAGTTTTCTGGTAATTTAAATTTAGGTTTTTTAGCCTTGTTATCCGTCAGTTTAGGTTCTGATTTGGTTTCTAATTGACTGCTTTTTAGTTGCTTATTTTCCTGTTCCAGTTGATAAATACGAATTTGTAATTGAGTAACAGATTCGTTTAGAACTGTTATTTGATTTGTTTCTCTTTGCAGTAGAAAAACTGTGCATTCAAGATCATGTATTCGTTGCTTTAAGTTTTCAATCCATGCTTCATTGTACTCTTTGTCCTGCTTTAATTCATGAATGCGAGCCGTCAAGTGGTTAATAATCTCAGATCCTTCTTTAATGTCACGCTGTCTGACATTGTGCATCTCTTGAATAGATTGAGTCAATTCAAGATTTTCCCATTCTAAGTTTTGAACTAAATTAGTTAATTCCTGATTCTTTTCCAAAATTACAGGTTCACTTAATAACCGATCAACAAGCGCAACTTGTCGTTTTTCAGAGAAAGATAACTCATCATCGGTCTTTAACTCATTTTCAGTTTCCTGATTTTCTGGAAGGGTGTATTTACAATTATCAAGAGAATCCCACAAATTATCAAATTCAACACAGTCATCTTGATTATAGTTTTCTAGTGCGTCCCAAAGCTTTTGGATGTCATAATTTGCAACAAATAACCCTTGCGTTTTGACCGTAACATAATCACCGTTATCAGTAACTGACAATTTTTCTCCGAAACACTCTTGGTTAATTTGATTGAGGGTGCCTTGAAGAAGCCTGATAATTGTGGTTTTTTCGTAAAATTCGATAGAAGTCATTTTTTTGTCCTCTTGTGTTTGTTTGCCTAGTCTTATCTTACAAAATTCTCCCAATAAAGTCAAGTATGTGGGAAAACTATTTCTGAACAGATGTACTACTGATAACTGATAACTGATAACTGATAACCAACTTAACCTAATCTTCTATCTCCCAATTATTCTCGATGTAGCCAGTATTATCTCTTAATATTTTTACCTCTGAATGTTCGTTGGTTTCAATTGAAGCATTAAGATAAATATCATCGAAAAAGGATTCGGCTTCCTTCCGATTTTTGGCCTTGATAGTTACCTCGATAGTAATTTTCATTGATCCTGTGAATTCTGGCATTTTTGACCCCTTTGTGTT